ATGGAGACATCGTATATTTGATTATAAAGGTAAATTAAACCACGAAAAAAAGACAATTGAATTTGACTGTGAAGAAAATTTGCAGGAATTTTATGATAATTGGGGGTATTATCCAGACGAACAATATACATCAGTTGCGTGTAAATCGATTGGTAATTATATTGAACCTAAGTCTCTTACTATTATGGATTTTTGCCAACTTTATAATGCTACACCTATTACTAAAAAAATAAAAAAAGAAAAAACAGATACTAAATTAATAAATTCTATTGCATATACATAATATTTTACATAATTTTCAACTTTTTTTATTTTTCTAATATATATGTTAAATTTATACAGCAAATACTATTTTTTACATCCTAAATTATTTACTCTTATTGTTTCTACCTTCATTTTTTCTATATTATATTTGTTTTTAGACGACAGTCATTTTAGTGGAGTAAATTACATAAAAGAAACTATTAAGAAAGAAGTTATTAAAAAGAAAATAGACAAAGAAATTGAAAATAAATCAGTTACTGAACCTATGACTATATATGACTATGAAAAAGAATTTAATAAGATTAAATCTAATGTTGCTATTGAAGATGCTACAAAAGATGTAAAAGAAGAAGTTGAGAAAGATGAACTTAAGGCGGAAAAAATAAATGTATCTTTAGCTCAAAAGTTATTTAATAGAATATATTATTCGTTTAATACATCTTGCTTACTTGGTAATGGTGATATTTATCCAGTTTCTAATATATCAAAGTTATTCACTATGGTCCAATCACTATTAACTGTTTCCATTATTGTTTTTTAATTTTCATTTACAAATTTATAACGTGTAAATGAAAATAAATTATTTTTAATTCTTATTAACGAATAATTCTTTAGCTAATGTTTTTATTACTTTATTATCTAATTTTAATTGCTCGTCCTCTACATCACCTAATATTGCTTTCATCATTTTATAACAAAAATCATATGTACGGGTTTCCATTACTTCACATTCGGGATTTGCTGTTTTCCAATCCGGCATAGTTCTATAATTTGTCATTGATATACGACTTAAAATTTTTCTTAATTTTGTTAATTCATCTGTATCTTTACTCCACCCATCATCCTCTTTTATATACATTGTTTCTCGTTTTATATCCGTGCAATGAATTGGTCTTTTTGTTACATCCATTGTTTTTAAACGGTCCATTATCATTTTTGTCATACCACTTACATAACCATGATTGCCAATATAATCTAACTCATCTACTTTTACATTCATATTTTTTAGAAAATCAGTTATACTCATTGCATCTTTACACGTATCATTCAAGAAAAAATTAATATTAAAACGTTGATTATTATTGTTTGTCGTGTTGTTATTAATAACTTGAGAATGTTTCGCTATCTCAAGCATTTGATTTGTTTGTTCTAACATCATTTGTTTAAATTCATTATTCTCATGCATTTGTCTTTGAAATAACATTGTTAAATTTTCAGTTAGATCCTGTTTAGTCGTATTCTCCTGCTTGATAAACTCATTTTGTAACACATTTTCACACACACCTGACCGTCTATGCCGCCATAGATTTTGTCTATGTGCGAATTCTTTACCACAAGTAGGACATTCTAGAGCAACTTTTGGCAACTTTTTGTAATCATTTGTTGCTTTTTTATGTTTTGCAGTCAAAAGATGTTTGTTGTAGCTACTACTCTTGCTCGTAGTATAGTCACAAAATTCACAAGTAAATTTCGAGCAACTTTTTTGTAATCCCAATGTAATCATTTGTAATCTATAAAATGGTTACAAAAAAGTTGCCCTAAATATTCCGCGTAAAATATGTAAAAAAAAGTATGCAGTCATACAAAAAATATAATTTTGATATTTACTGCATTACAATCACAACTCTAATTTTGTCAATTTCCGAGATGAAAAAAAAAATTTCTCAGAGGGGTAAGTCAAAAATGGACATTCTGAAAATGTCCAATTTCGGATTTCACCCACCTATTTATTTTGTGAAAAAGTATAATAAATATATAAATTGAAAATATGATATAAAGAAAAATAATATTTTGCGTAATTTATGTAATAAAAAATTGTTATGTAAATTCAGTATTTTGCGTAATTTATGTAATAAAAAATTGTTATGTAAATTCAGTATTTTGCGTAATTTATGTAATTGAGAAATTGTTGGAAGGTGAATTCGGTATTTTGCGTAATTTATGTAATTGAGAAATTGTTATGTAAATTCAGTATTTTGCGTAATTTATGTAATTGAGAAATTGTTGGAAGGTGAATTCGGTATTTTGCGTAATTTATGTAATTGAGAAATTGTTAGGTGAAATTAGAAAATACATATTTAACGTATAAATATGTAAATTAGATCGAATCACTTATTTCAGTATTGTCTTCATTTTTATCTTCTGTTGATATTGGTATATCATTGGATATTATTTTAGAAACTCGTTTTTTAATATTTTGTTGCTGCATAAAATATAAGCAAGTATTTGGAATATTAGAAATACAATTCATAACACTATTGTATGTAAATGCTGTAACGATATTATCGCTATCATTACTATATTTAATACTATACCACCAATATGGTGGAATATTTAATACGTAACCAGGTGTGACATCAAATTCTAAAAATTTCATTTTATCCATTTCGTGGTAATATTTTCGTTGTGGTTTCCAAACATTAATAGGTGACCAAAATTCATAAATATCATAGTCATTATTAGGATAAAGAAGTTTGCAGTTTTTCCAAGGAGTCATTTTAATAGTAATTTTACCGGATACAACACATAATAAATATCGTTCATTAGTGTGATATCGTAATGGTGTATGTGTTTTTTTAGATCCAGTAAGAATATCATAATGTGTTACAACAGTAAATGGTGGTTTAAAAAAATCATCATTGGTTTGAAATGTTTTAAATAATCCAGCATCGTCAACGAGTGTATGATTGTTTTCTGTAAAATAAGAAGACTTGGTATCTGTATTAATAAGAGTTTCAGCAGATTTATATGTCATAACAGTGTAATCTATAGATTCTGCATCTTCTGTGTAATAATCACGAATATCTTTGACTTTAACATCATATGGATTTAATATATCTAAATTATCTGTATCTAGTTTTTTAAAAAAGTGAGGATTGATATCGTCATACTTAAATAAGACAGGTTGTTTAATATTACATACCTCTTGAAATTGACTATTAGAAGCATAATCCATCTCATATATTTCTAAATCAGTTCCTTTTTTAAGTTGGTGAACTATATGAATATAGATAAATACAATAAGTATGAATAATGATATATGAAAGAATGCGTTCATAAAAATATACTATATATATACTATATTTTTGTCTTTTAAAGTATATTACGAAGAAATAAATTAATCATCATCATCGCCAATTTTAGGTGCGAGATAAAATGTGAAATTAGCATTATCTTCACCTAAATAATAGACAATTTTCATAGGAAAATCTTTAATAAGAGACACCTCAATTTCTTTTGCAATTTTGCTATACATACAAATGTTATGTAACATGTTTAAACTAAATGATAATTTCATGACTTCACCCTCTGTGATTGAATATTCAGTAAGGTCATCAATATTAATGTCAACCAACATTTTACCGGATTCTACACTAATTGAGTGTAAAATAATTTTTTCTTCAGTACATTGAATTTCAATAGTATCACCAAAAATTTTAAGTTGATTAATTAAGCTAGCAAAGTTAATAGAATTAATAGAGAATTCAGCATTGCTTTCATTTTCAGGAATTTGCATTAATTCGCAATCTAATTCAATTAGAGGTAATTCAAAACGTTTGTCAAATACTGAAGAATTATTACAATTAAATTTAATAAATAATTTATCATTGTCTTCATTTTTAAATATAATATGAGTTTCTTGTATCTTATCTCTAGTATTTAATATCTTAAACAGTAATGTAGAAGATAAACCAATGGTAATTGCTTCATTACTATTATAATTGTATTCATCAAACCAACTACTGGGAAGTGTTAATTCAAATACTGAAACCCTAGATGAATCCATTGATTGCATATACATTTTTTCTTTATCAAATGTGATATTTACGTGTTCGCTAAATAATCTAATGTGTTGAAATAATAAACCGAATTGTTCTGCCTTTCCTAAATCATTAATAACAATATCCATTTTTATAATTTAAATAAATAACTTTATACTGTTTATTTTACGAAGTATTATTGAAAAGATTATTCAATAAGTTATTACTATCATTTTTGTTAATAAGAGTAATTTTTTCAAGAATAACAGGATGAATAAGTGGTCGCATTAAATTCGAAATAATTTTTATAATACTGGGAGTATAATATACGTGTAAATGTATTAAGTTATCATGAAAATTTTTATTATCATCTTCATATTTTTTAAGGAAAATATTATATAATTCTTTGTAACGTTCGTGACCGGATACGCTATATGTATTCCAATTTATGTGTAATTCATATTTTTCATATTTATTTATAGTTTTTTCAATTACTTTATATATAAAATTAGACATAGAATTAAATATAGAAGGGTTTGCAAATGTTTTAAAAAAAGGATAATCAAAATATAGTTTGTTAGTGTTATTAATAGAATAAAATGTTTTATTAAATAATTCTTTATTATTGATTTTATTTGTAATAGTGTTCGCACATTCCAATTTTTGTGCCGACTTGAAAAATATATTTTTTTTATTATCTTTATAATATTGTTCTTTTAATTGTAATATTCTATCATCAAATGTAGTGTCCATTCTATGAATTATTATACTAGAAAAAATTTAGTATAATAACTAATATGTTTAACCATTTATTTCATTTTCAACAACTTCTTTAATATTATGTGTAATTGATTCTAGGTTATCTGTAGATGATTTATTATCGATTTCAGATAGTATTTTTATTCGCTCATCTAGTAACATCTTATTTACGTCCATAGTATATGTTTGCAACTTAAGCATTACATCTTTCATACTGTTAATTTCTGTAACTAACATTTCGAATCTTTCATTAAATTCACTAACTATTTCAGGTAATTCATTGTTATTAGTATTTTCTGTTTGATTATTATTTTTAGCAATTCCTTCTAATTGAATTAGACGTTTATCAATTGTAGAAAATACTTGTTGTAAATTCATTTGTCCGGAATTATTGGATGATGTTACTGTTTTTGTTGGTTTAGTATTTTGGTTAAGTGTATCAGGTGTATTATTTATACCTGCTCTTCTACGAATTGCAGCAGCGTTTGAGGAACTCATGATATATACTTATTATATAAACTATTTAAATGTGTTTTTAATAAAATATATATAATGTTAAAAAACGTTGTTGAAATTAACAAACACAAAGATAGGGATCCTTCAAAACCAAAACATGAAGAGTACCAGTATTTAAATTTATTGCAGGATTTGTTACAGGAAGGAAAATTGGAGGAAGGTAGAAATGGAAAAACTATTCGGGGGGTGGGTGCTGCCATGCATTTCTCATTAGAAAATGGTAAAATACCTATTTTAACAACTAAAAAGACAGCTTGGAAAACGTGTTTTAAAGAATTATTATGGTTTATAAGAGGTGATACAGATAATAAAATATTGAATAATCAAAATGTGCATATCTGGGATGGAAATTCAACACCTGAATATATGAAATCGCGTGGATTAGAAAATTATGTAGAAGGTGATTTGGGACCACTTTATGGATTTCAATGGAGATATTTTAATGCACCATATACTTCGTGTAATGAGGATTATACAGGAAAAGGTATAGACCAATTACAATTAGTAATTGATAATTTAAAAAATCCAGAAACCAGAAATTCAAGACGTCATATAATATCAGCTTGGAACCCTTGCCAAATGGATAAAGGTGTTTTGCCACCGTGCCATATATTATTCCAATTTGTTGTAACTGATGGAAATAAATTAAGTTGTTTGCTATATCAACGCGCGAATGACGAATTTTTGGGAATTCCATTTAATTTGGGGTCATATAGTTTATTAACATATATAGTAGCAAAAATGTGTGATTTGGAGCCTTACGAATTTATCCATTATGGTGGAGATTGTCATTTATATGATGATCATCTGGAACAAGCTGCAGAGCAGATTACACGTGAACCTTATCCATTTCCTACATTAGAAATATTAAATAAACGAGATAATATTAATGATTATGTAATTGAAGATTTCAAACTTACTGATTATCAATATCATCCACAGATAAAGGGTGCGATGAGGGCATAAATTCGCTTTGAATAGTGTCCACGTAAAAATAATTAGCAAACTTTGGATTAGATGACTTTATATTAAATATAACAAAACAACTTATATGTTATATCATAATATAACATATGAATAATACAGTAGTTTTACACCAGGATGGAAGTAATATTATATATATATCCAGTTTTTATCAATTAATCCCATTTTCGTTTGCAATATATTATCATATATATGATAGTTCTATTGTAACAGGTATTACTTTTTTTACATCTATTAACTATTGGAGAAAACCTATCAAAAATAGCATACGACGGTATATAGATATAAATTGTGTGTTACTTGGTATGTGTTATCATTTATATTTAATTTATTACTATTCTCTTTCTAATAAATATTATTATATGATTGGAATCGGGTCATTATTATATCCAATTGAATATAAAATTCCAAAAAATAATTACTATCGTATTGCTATATGCCATAGTTTACTTCAAATAATTGCTTGTAATATTTGTGTATGCATTTGTTATGACATAAATAATAAAATAATATCATTTTAATAAATAAATATCATCCCCAGATAAAGGGGGCGATGAGGGCATAAATTTTCCCGAATATAATACGATATTACCAATATTTGCTGTAATATGTATCATGCTATGTGCATATGTAGATTCCCAATATAATTTACGATTATAATAATAATATCCTAATGGATAAAAACTAATAGCAAAAAACATTATTATGTAATACATTTTCATATATTGTGAATAATATGCACGATATAATTGATACAGTAATGATATGGAAAGGTAAGATATATCAATATATCTACGTGGTGTGTTGAATGTTGGTTTGCTCCAATAATATATTGAAGTAATAAACACTCCACCGGGACAACAAGCCAGTAAATATTGTTGATTATATACTGCATATATAGATGAAAATATAGATAAATGAGCGATATTACATATAAATTTACACTGTTCTGGTTCTAACACATATTTATTTGTAATTGTATTAGAATAATTCATAATATATATTCAAAGGTGTAATTCTTTATAAGCTTTAGTAGAACTATATAATTTTTTTTTTCTAATGGGTTTGTATATAATTAGTAAAATGGAATTATTACAAGAAACAGCTGATATAACAAGAAAAACATTTTTCTCACACGTATTTTCAATGACTGAAGAGAGTAATGCTGAGATATTAAATGTAATCCAATATTCTTCAATGGGTGTAGTGCCTATTGTAGTATTAAATAAATTAATTCATCGTTTTGTTCCCGAGGCCGATCCAGAAAAATCATCTTTAGAAATTTTAATAGAAGTATTTCTTCAATTAACAGTAATGTTTTGTGGTATAATTTTAATTCATCGTATGATAAATTATATTCCAACATATAGTGGTTTTAAATATGAAAACTTAAATTTAACTAATGTAGTTCTTGCATTCTTAATTATTGTATTGAGTATTCAAACAAAATTAGGAATCAAAGTAAATATTTTAGTAGATCGTTTAGTAGAATTATGGAATGGTCCAAGCGCTGATGTAGAAGGAATGAAGGATAAAAGAGTAAGAAAGCGTGAGCCAGTAACAGGACATTCCCCAAGTCAAGCAGATTATCTAGATAGTGGAGTTCAAAATAATGTATTTCCTCCAGGACCAGTTGCAACAACTCGTCAAAATACTGTAATGGATTCATATGATAATATGATGCAATCTGGACCAGTAAGAACTGAAATGAATGAGCCAATGATGAATATGGGACCTGCTGCAGCCAATGGTGTTTTAGGTGGCTCTTTTGGTTCAGCATTTTAATGATATTTAAGAATAGCTAATAAAACTTTTTAAATTACAAATAATATTTATAATTTACGAATTTATAATATCGGTGTAATGTAATTATGGTGCAAGGCGAAAATAATAATGAAAATGTATCTTTACAAATAAATGAAAACAATGAAGCCGATATAATACCAGATAGTACTGATAATTTAGGTGAAGATACTGATAATGCTGATAATACAAGTGAAGGATCTGGATTAGATCAAGCAAGTAATCAAAGTACTAAAGAACCAAAAAAACCAGACATCAATTTAACAACAACAATTGGTAGTTATTTAAATTATGAAGATCTAGACTGGTTTAAACAAACTGAATATATAGTTTTCAGTAATGAATTGAAATCAATGCAACGTAACAATGTAATAATTTTAAAGGAATGTAAAGATAGCAAACGTTTATTAGATTTAAAATATGATGATTTAAATACATTAGTAAATAATATTCAAACATCTGTAATCTTTTTTTCAACAATATCAGGTTTTATTCAAGCAACTCGTGTTCAATTTGCTATTCCTGATAAAGTAACAGCAATATTTTCAATAACAGTATCTACTTATATATCTTTGTTGTTATCTATATCAAAATATTATAAATTGGATGAAAATAAAGAACAAATTCAAATATTACGTGAAAAATATACATTGTTACATAATAAGTTAGACCATCGTATGGATGTAGTAGGACCTTGGGGTGCAAAATCTTTATGGATACATCAAGATCCAGTCCAAAAGTATAAAGAGTGGAGAACAGTATGTAATCAATTAGATGCTGATTATAAAGATATTATAGAAACTAAACAAAACTTGGTAACAGAATTTGAAAATATAATGGATACTAAATCTAGAAATCTATATTTTATTAAAAATCGTGAATTAAATTATGCTAATAGACAATTAATATATGCTTGGGATAAAAAAGAATCAGAATTAGAAAAACGACTAGCAAAAGAAAGTTTAAATGTAGGTCCATCTTCAATAAAATTACAACACGAAGAATTAGATAATTGGGCGGATGAAGTATAATAATTTATTATATTATGTTATACAATTTATAATATAATATGGACGAAGATAACAATGAAATGAATTTAGATAATTTTTTTAATGAAAGCGTACAAAACCCTTTTACGTATAATTTAAAGCTAAAAGATAAGGTATTTGAAGATTTTAATATTTTATTTGAAGAAGTAAAACGTATATTTATTCATGGTTTATTTAATATTACGAATAATAATAATATTAGAAAAGATGATAATGATAATAATAGAACAGTAATGATAGATAAAGTTCCTAAGAAAGATATAGAATTAGTAAAAAAATATATGCTAAGTTTAGGTATTGAAGTCGTTCATAAAGAATATACAGATGAGGATAAAGACTATCATATTCGTAGTTTATTATATGACCTACAAAATAAATTAAAAGATGATGTGAAAATAGATATAACTATGGATTGGATAAAACAATTAATTTTTAAAACACATATTAGATTAATAAATGGTGAAAAAATAGATGAATTAAATAAAATAATAAGATGTTATCCTGAAACAAATTTTTTTTTAAAACTGTATAAACCAGAAAAGGTAGAAGATTGTTATATATCCTATATAAACAACGAAAACAAAAATGTATTGAATGTAATTTATTTTAAAAGTGCTGAGTTAAGAGATTATCATTATTATCATAAATATACAACTCCACAAAATAAACACGTAAGATAATCAATAAATTATTTTGTAATAGGATCACATTTACCAGTAATTTTATTTTTTTTAGTACCATTAGGACATCTTTTTCTAGTATTTTTTTGAGTTTTTTTCTTTCTGCATAAAAATTGATCGTTTCTTTCAAACCCTTCTTTACACACATTAACACATCTATTTGTTTTTGGATTGTGTTCTTTACCTTCAGGGCATTTTTTAATTAATGTATCCAGAAATTGTTTATTACTTTGTTCTTTTACATTATTATCAATTACGATTTCAGGAGAACCATCAACTACAATATGATTAACAATTTTCTTGTTGTATTTTTTTAATAAATCATATTTTAATAATATATTTTCATATCTACTGAGAACTTCTTCAGGTGAATCTCTAATAAACACATTAAAATGTAACATATTATCGAACAGATCTTTTAATTCATAATATAACATCTTTGGTAACATTTTTCTAGAATGTTTGAGAACATATATTAATCCACTTGCTGCTCCATATGTATCAATTGTATCAATTGCCTTATCTAAAAATAAATCATATTGATTTACTGTTAAGCCTTTTATCATTTGATAATAATGGTTAAATCTTTTATTAACACTTTCTTGATAATTATTTTTTTCATTGTCATCTAATATACATTCAAATATATATCTATGTTGATCTGTAAATTCATAAGCATTCTCTGAAACATATTTCATTTGTGATTTATCATTAGCTTTTGCAATCCAATTAAATATAGTTTTGTTATATAATTTCATTTCAACAGGAAAGGACCAATGATTAATAGCAAAACTGTATTTAGATTTCGTAGATGCATCTACCACTTTTTTTCTTGTAGTCATTAATCCAAAGTCTATTAAGTTAATTCTAGTTTTGTCTTTGTTATAGACAATATTTAAATGTTTTAAATCGTGATGAATAATACCTTTTTTATTCATAATCATAATTCCATACAATACACGAGTAACTTCTAACCAAAATTTTTCAACTATTTCAACATCTTCTTTTTTTAAAAAATTAAGTGTTTTTATGTATTTTGCAAATTGTTCAAGGTTTAATCCACCATCTTTTAACAATAATAATGAATATTCATCTATTAAATCACTATTAAATCCGGAACATTCACGTATAGCGATATGATTTTCTATATTGTTTTCTACTTTACAAGATTTTGGTTTTCCTAAATGAAATTTAAGTTCTTCGTCTGCTTTATTCATTAATTTAAATTCAGTCATTTCTTCTTTTGCATTCTTATCTTTCATTAATTTTGAAACAATATTATCATCTTTAATATTAGATCTATTTTTACAGGTTAATGCAGGTTTATGAACGCATCCATAAGTACCTTCACCAATTACTTTGGGTTTTGTCGTCATTATATATTATTATTATATAAATAGTAATAATAATTTATTTCTTCTTGCGATGTTTCTTGCGAGTCTTTCTTTTGGATTTTCCTCCTCTAAATTCACCTGGATAATTTTGATCTATCCATTCCTTACGTATTGTTTCCCTAGTTATGGGATGTGTTCTTTGTACTTTTAACCATTGTTTAAATTCTTCGCGATCATAGCATGTTTTGTTGCCAGATGGTGATGGAGGTTTTACTGCTTTTTCCTTTGTCAACGGTTCAAATGAAATAGCTGAATAAACTTGACCTTTATCATTTCTATCGCACAAATTATACTCTTCTTCTGATAATTCTGGTATTTCTTCTTCTGATAATTCTGGTTCTGATTCTGGTTCTGATTCTGGTTCTGATTCTGGTTCTGATTCTGATTCTGATTCTGGTATTTCAACTAAACGGGCACGACGAGTTGGTCGTTCATATCTGTACCCGCTATCTTCAAACATACGTTCCATATTGGTCACATACAAGACGTCCCAACTGCCTATGGGTTGGTTAAAGAGTAGAGTGTCAGAGAACATCCGCCTCATATTGGTCACATTCGAGACGTCCCAATCGCCTATGGGTTGGTTAAAGGCTCTAGCATTATAGAACATAGCTTCCATATTGGTCACCTTCGAGACGTCCCAACTGCCTATGGGTTGGTTAAAGGCTACAGCTTCCCCGAACATATATCTCATATTGGTCACATTCGAGACGTTCCAACTGC